GAAGACCAACGAGTAGCTGTATGGGCGCAGATGTATTCTGCCTCTGTTCAGCGTTTAAATGAAGTCTCTGAAGATGCTAGGTTTAGTGGTTCAGGACTTAAACTTAAAGTGAGGGGATTAGTATGAGTTTTACAAACTTTTTAGAAACAGAAATATTAGACCATGTATTTGCAGGGGCGGCTTACACAGCTCCCGGTACTAAATACTTAGCGTTGTTTACAGCAATCTCTGATGGTGAGGCAGGTTCAGTAACTGAGTTATCAGGTTCTGCATATGCTAGACAATCAGTTGCATTTACAACTTCAGGTAACACAACTTCAAACAATGCGGCAGTAGAATTTCCAACTGCTACAGGTTCTTGGGGTACAGTTACTCATGTTGGTGTATATGATGCATCTACATCAGGCAACTTAATGGCTTATGCGACTTTATCGTCAAGTAAAGCTATTGCTACTGGTGACGTATTTCGTGTTCCATCGGGTGACCTAGATATAACGCTTAACTAAAACGAGCCAGTAAATGGCTTTTGAATATAGTGAATCGGTCTATGGTGTAAGAACCTATGGTTCGAGTGTGGGTGAGGTTATAAATGCTTCAGCCACAGTAACTGCAACATCGTCTATTGCCAATGTAAATTGGGTAGTAGCGATAGGAGCGGCGGCATCCATGACTTCTACATCTGCTACTACTTGTAGTGGTGAAGTTGTAATCTTAGAAGAGACAGATGTTTTCTCCTATGGTTCAGGCTTGTATGGACAGAACGAATATACTCAAGGTGATTTACAGACAGTAGTAACTGCTACGTCTGCTGTAACAGCATCATGTGAAAGGATACTACTTTCAGGTGCATTATCAGCAGGTGCATCAGGATTCGCCGCTATAGGTGGATTCTTAGGTAATGCATCAGCAACTGTAACAGTTACGAGTGGTGCAACAGCAGATGGTCAAGTGGTTGGTGAGAGAAGTGCAACTGTTACAAGTGCTTCATCAATCACAGCTAATTCAACGTGTACGTTCAACTTTACGATACCGATTGCAGTCGCTTCGGCTACAACCTGTACCGCAGAGGAGTTCTTCCTTGAAGCATCGGACAAGATGGTTTACGGACATGGTATTTATGGTGAACAGGTTTATGACCAATCAGACCTACAGACAGTTGTAACAGCGACATCGAGTGCTACAGCTACTTGTAATAGAGTACAGAACATTCTGCAAACGACAGTCTCTGTTGTTGCAAATGTAACGTGTGTCGCTAGGAGAGTACCTGAAGGTTCTGCTTTAATTGATGGAACTTCGACAACTGTAGTAACCACTACAGGAAATGGTGCTAGGGTAAGAACAAGTGGTGCAACAGCTACTCCTGAAGCAACGATTGCAACAGCAGGTCAGGTAGTTGGAGAAAGAAGTGCGACAGTAACTGCTACATCCACAACTTCAGCTTATGCTGTGACTGTTGTGGTAGGAGAGGCTTCGCTAACAGCAACAGTAACAAGTGCGGCTATATGTAACAGGGTAAGGTTTGGTTCAGGAACACCAACAGCAGTTGCAAGTATAACTGTATTAGGATTTGCTACACGAGGTGGAATTGCATCGTGTACTCCGTCTGCATCATTAGTTGCAGACTCAGAGAAAATTTGGCAAGGAAGTACAGTTACCCAACCTGAAGCTACAGTTACAGCATCTTGTGAGAGGATACAAAGAAGTGGTGCGGCTGTAAGTGTAACATCAGGAACAGCTACTATTGGTAGAGAGAAATGGGAAATTATTACTAACGATTCAGTAACATGGACACAAATAGCGGCATAATATTATGGCATTAATACCTTTACAATTACCACCGGGAATACATAGGAACGGAACAGATTTCGAGTCTTCCAATAGATGGCGAGATGCTAGTCTTGTCAGATGGCACGATGGTTCATTAAGACCAGTTGGTGGATGGCAAAGTAGAAAGACAAGTGCATTTCCTGATGCACCTAGAGGTATGATTTCTTTCTTGGACAATTCAAGTGATTCCTATTTAGTAGGTGGTACATACAATTCACTTAAATACATTAATCCCTCACACACAGTTTATGACATTACACCATCAGGTCTAACATCAGGTAATTTGAATGGTTCACTTAACCTTGGATATGGTGGTGGATTCTATGGACATGATGAGTATAGTAGAGAACCAACAAGTTCAGGTATTTACGCTGAAGCGACAACATGGGCATTGGACACATGGGGTGAGTACCTTCTAGCGTGTTCATCTAAGGATGGAAGGATTCATGAGTGGCAACTCAATACAGGGGTAGTTGCACAGGTAGTTGCTAATGCTCCAACAGGAAATAAATCAATGGTGGTAACTGAAGAGAGATTCGTATTCGCCCTCGGAGCAGGTGGTAATCCTAGAAAGGTTGCATGGTGCGATAAGGAAGCGAACACAGTTTGGACACCTGCGGCAACAAACGAAGCAGGTGATTTTGAATTACAGACTACTGGTCAAATTATGTGTGGACTAAGAATGCGAGGTGCTACACTTATCCTGACAGATAATGATGCACATGTAGCTACTTACTCAGGGCCGCCATTCATATATGGATTCGAGAGAGTTGGTACAGCCTGTGGTGTAGCATCAAGAAAAGGAGCTGTAGCAATAGATGAGGGTGCATTTTGGATGGGCAAGAAAGGATTCTTCACATTCGATGGCTCAACAGCTAAAGAATTACCTTGTGAAGCGTTGGATTATGTATTCGATGACATTAATACTTCACAAATGAGCAAGGTCTATGCAGTACATAATTCACAACATGGTGAGATATGGTGGTTTTATCCGAGTGCAGGTAATCTTGAAAACAACAGATATATTTCATTGGATTACAAAGAGGGTCATTGGAATGTAGGTGTACTAGACAGGACAGCAGGTGTTGATATAGGTGTGTTTAAAAATCCTATATGGTGTGATGCAGATGGTGACTTATACAATCACGAGACAGGACATGCACATACAGGTTCAGCCAAACCTTATGCAGAGAGCGGCCCGATTAGTCTTGGAAATGGCGATACTATAATGAAAGTTACTCAGCTCATACCTGACGAAACGACACAGGGAGAAGTTAATGTAACCTTTAAATCAAGATTCTATCCGAATGCGACAGAGACATCGCATGGTGCTTATACTCTGACGAATCCAACAGATGTTAGATTTAGTGGTAGACAAGTAAGAATGAAGGTTCAGGGTGTAGGAAACACTAATTGGAGGTCAGGAGTTATGAGAATAGAAGCTAATGCAGGAGGAAGACGATGAGTGTAGCAACACCTCCACCACCATTAGGTAGTAACTGGAAGATATGGGGAGAACGTATCATTAAGTATCTAACATCTACTAGAAATACATTACAGCATAAAGATTCTGATTCTAAGGCAACTGAAAATGGAATAATTATGTGGGATGAAGCTCAAGGCACAATAGTAGTATCAAAGAATAATGCTTGGGTAAGGATAGAATTAGACCCATGAGTATACAAGAAGATTTAATGCGTGGTAAAGACTGGATAGAGTCAGCTCTTAAAAAAGGTGGCGAAACGCATAACTTTAAAGACATAGTAGATGGTGTAATGAAAGGAGATTTTCAACTATGGATGGGGTCAAACGGATGTGCAGTAACTGAGATAGTAGTGTATCCTAATAAGAAGGTACTTCATGTATTCTTAGCAGGTGGCGATAAAGGCTACGGAATTAAACAGATTACAGACATGCATGATGATGCAATAACTTGGGGTAAACACCAAGGATGTATAGGGATGACTGTTACTGGTCGGAGAGGGTGGAAGAAGATTCTCGAACCTAAAGGTTGGTCAGAACAGTTTACAACTTTATTAAAGGAGTTTTGACATGAGTAGTGGCGGCGGAAAAGGCGGTAAGAAAGAAACAGCAACAACGATACCTGATTGGGTTAGAGGCCCGGCAGAGCGAAATTTACGAAGAGCTGAACAGGTACAGCAATTAAAATACATGCCATACACAGGCCCACAGGTTGCGGCCTTCAATGAAACACAAAATGCGGCAATGAACAATAACATTGGTGCGGCAAAAGCATTTGGTTTGCTAGACCCTAATAGCACACTATCAGCTACAACTGGAACACCTACTCCAACAGAATATGCCGGTGGCTTTAAAGGTTATGGCTCTATCGGACTATATGACCAAGCTTTAGCAGAACTTACAGCTAGAGACCCTGCAAACATGGCGGCATACAACAACCTATTTGGTAATGCTATACCTGCTAATGTAGCACGTGGTGGTGGAGGCGGTGGAGGCGGTGGAGGTTTTAGACCTTCAAGAGGCCCAAGTGGTGACCCAACATTTGTACCTAATTATGATGTTTCTACATGGTCACCGGCATTACAGAAAAGTCATGGAAAGCAAATAGCGGCAAATAGTACAGTAAGTGAATCAGACAACGCATATCGAAAACAGAAATCAAATTTTGGCACGACAATGGGTAGTGGTGGAAGCTATAAAATACTACGTGACCGAAGTGGCAAAGTGAGGGGGTTATAATGGCAAATCAAGGACTACCCGGCGGACAAACAGCTCCACCAAACATTAACAGCCTAGCGGCTCAGGGCATACAGGGTGCAGGGATGGGTACTGCATTAGGCATGGGATATACTCCAAGTCAGGTTGGTGTGGCAGGTCAAAGTGCTTCAGTTACTCCAACTAATGTAACAGGAACTAACGTTACAGGAACGAATGTAACACCTAATCAATTAGCTACTACAAGTCTAGCTCCATACATGAATCCTTACACTTCACAAGTTATTGATGCTCAACAAGCAGATATATTGAGAGGAGCAAACATAGGTCTTGACCAATTAGGCACACAAGCTCAACACGCTAATGCTTTTGGTGGCTCACGACATGGTATAGCTATGAGTGAGATGGGCAGAGGTGTAGCAGACATGATGGGTCAACAATCAGCAGGACTTAGACAAGCAGGTTATCAAAACGCACAGAATGCGGCGATGCAAGATATTGGTTTAAATATGCAAGGACAAATGGCGAATCAAGCTAATAACATGCAAGGACAATTAGCAAACCAACAAAATGCATTACAGGCAGGTCTAGCTAATCAATCAGCAGGAATGCAAGGACAACAGTTAAATCAACAAGCAGGATTACAGGATATATCTAATCAACTACAAGCTTCACTAGCTAATCAAACAGCAGGTCTACAAGGTAATCAGCAAAGGTTAGGAGCGGCTAATCAATTAGGTCAATTATCTAATCTTGGATTTGGAATGGGCCAACAAGTTAATAGAAACCTTTCACAACAAGGCGCACAGCAACAAGCGTTACAACAAGCTCTATTTGATGCGGCACAACAACAATATCAAGGATTTGTTAATCATCCTGCACAGGGTCTTGGTTATGTAACAGGCGCATTGAATGCCAATCCTGTTAATACACCAAATACAGTAACACAAACGAAGACACCGGGTCTGTTTGATTACCTAACACTAGGTGCAAACGCTTACACCGGTAATGCGGCTTAGGAGATAGAGATGAGTTTAGGACTAGGACAAATGTTAGGAGGAGCTTTACTTGGAAGTGGCCTGTTAGGCGGTAATGACGAGGACGAAGAGAAACAAGGCTTCATGAGTG